AGCATTTGTGCCAGTAGTCATGTTTTCATAATCTCCAGCTTTAGAGAAAAATAATGTTTGTGGCTCATCTAATGTGCCAGCAAAAACTAATCTTTGTTCAAAGAATGAAACACATGAAGGATGTCCAGTCGTATCTGAAAACGCACCTAAGTTCCAATCAGCAGTAGCAGCTGTGCTAGCAAAAGCAGTTGTAATTGTACAAACAACAACAGTCGTACTTGATCTGGATGTAATTTTAGCTTTACCACTATTAAAAGATATTATTCTTCCAACATCAGTTGTTTGAAATCCAGCTCCACCATTTATTCCAGTTACCGCAGAAGCAGTTATATTTATACCAGTTCCAACTCCAGCAGAGGCTGGTGTTAAAGTAGTCGATGTTGTATTCGTTGCAAGATAAGGTCCATCAGTAAATTCTACTTCTGTTAATGTCCAAGAAGTATGTCCAGTTCTTGATAACTTCATCACTTCATGATTAGGATGAGTGATGTACATAACATCTGCTGATTGAGCAAATTTTATGTCAAACAATTCTGCTGTTAAATAAGGAGTAGATATTTCATAAGCTGATCCACCAGAAAGTATCTGTCCTTTGTCTTTAAAAAATCTAATATAATTATTTCCAAATTCTAAAATATAAGTTTGAGTAGTTGAAAACTCAAAAGGTATTAATCTTGTTTTAGCAGCAGAAGATTTTACTTCTGCAATAAATTGAGTTCCAACTCTTCTAGTAGCAGCACCTTGAGGATGTACTAAAAAATTTTCTAAAGTTTTTGCACCAGAGCTATACTTTTCAAAATCTGTTCTACCATCCATTTTAGGAGAAAACTCTCCAGATACAAAAGAGGTTAAAGCTAATGTCGTTCTTGGCATATTCTTTTAAAAATTTCTTGTTGGCTTAATCCTTGCTCTTCTCTTTTACATTTAGAAGTTGGATCAATTTCATGTTCGTTAATAATTTCTACTAATGCGTATCGATAAACTTTAGTGTCATCTCCCCATTGAAAATGAAGAAGTGATTTAGGTTCAGAATATTTTTCTAGTAATCTTGGATCAAAAGCCGATTTAGTCATTATAATCTAGCATCTGTAAATTCAGAGCTTTCTATAGTTCCTAATGAGTTTTCTGTTGCATCAATAAATCTTGCTTCTCTTAATCTTTCATCTGCTCTAGCCATATATTTATCTGCTAGAGTTGCGTTGTTAGTTACCGCATAAGCTAAATCTGCTGCCAGTTGATGAGATATACTTTCTTGTAAATATGTGTCGTATTCGTTTGGATCTGTAATTTTTGCAATATAAATTATATAAACAGTTCCTTCATTCGTTACGATATTTCTACCTTCAATTTTATAATCTATATCTGATTGAATACTGTCAGTAGTACCATTGTGAACTTTCAAAACTCTCAAACAATCTGAAGGTAAGGCATAAGCAAAAGAATATTCTACTACTGGTGTTGTACTGTTTTGAGCTAATTGAACTCTTTTGTGTAAGCAGTTCCAAGCATGAGATCTAAATACTCTATCTCTTACTGGTTCATATCTTTGATTAACTAATCTTGCATTCTTACTATCATCTGTGAATGCTGAAATTGTTGATGCTCCTAAAAGATTAAGAGCTGAATTTGCTATATCTACTGCACTTGCCATTATGTTGTTTCTCCTTGTTCTCTACATGAAAATCTAATTGCTAGTTTCTCATCTTCGAAATCTTCTTGATAAAGTTCGTTTAACAAAAAATGTGATTGTTTATATCCTTGGTTTATACATGTGGACCAATTATCAAATGATCCTGTAATACTCTCGTTGTTGCATTTTGGAGTATCTGCTGCGTAACTACACACATATAAAATTAAAAGATATTTCACTTTAACATTTCCATCTTCGTCTTGCTTGTCTGATCCTTGAGTTTGGATTATTTCTAGTTTTTGCAGAAGATCTCTTCAGTTGTCCTAAAGATCTTGCGCAATATGATTTTCTTCTTTTCGCAGCTTTTGATCCTGGTTTAACTTTACCAGTTACTGCTGTTTTTAATTTTGATCCTGGATTAGCTCTTCGATAAGCTTTCACTCCAGCCTTTGTCATTCCAGCACCTTTTTTTGTAGGTCTGTAATTTTTTTTATTTCTTGAAATTGCTCTTGCCATTTAACTAATGCCTGGCGGATTTCTCCGCCAAGCAAAATGATTATTGACTACTCAACTGTGTAATAAACCCAACAATGAATAGAGTTACTTATAGTAGCTCCACCAGTTGTGATTATAATATCAGTTTCCGCAGTTGTTCTATAACCCAGACCAGTCATCGCAGTATTAGCAGCAGTAGAGCCACCTAACATTGATTGTGTTTGACCAGCAGCATTCCATGTACCAACAGCAGCTAAATATCTGTCATCATCTCCGCTGTCTCCAACTTTTAAAGTTGAAGAAGCTCCTAAAGCATCACACTTTAGAACAACATCTATTATAGTTGCATTAGCTGGAACTCTACCAATCGTTATATCTGATCCAGATGCAAGACTTGAAGCTTCATAACTATCGTATGAAACTCTTAGCTTTCCACCAAGAACTTCGCTGTCCACTTTTACAATAGGATCAGCAGTTATATTTGTGTAATTAACACCTTTAACACTTGCCATGATATATATCCTCCTATTGATTAAGCTTCATGAGCTTCGATTGTTACAACTTTATCTTCTTCCATTCTTGTTGCACCGATTGACTGGCAAACATAAACTTGATGAGCATAACCTTTGTCAGATCTCTCATCAATTCTAGTCATTAAGTCTTGACCGATAGCCATCTTGCAACCATCCATTGCCCATACTAGGCAAAGTCTTTTAGATGATGCAGATGTAAGTCTGTTAGACACGATAAAGTTGAAGCCAAGGAATGAATTAACTTCTCCATTCGCTAAAGCTTTAACACTATTAAAATCGCTTGAAGTAACTTCAGTAGTTCCTAATAGATCTGTGATCTGTTTTGGAGATACTGCAATGTATCTAGCGATTGATGGATCAACTGAAGCTGCATCCAAGATCTCTTTAGCAGATCTTAATTTAGCAATAGTTAAACCATTAGTACCACCTTCAGTTATCTTTTGGCTTGAAGGAAGAGCAGTAGCTGTTGAGCCAGTCTCTCCAGTATAAGCTGTTCCAGATAACGCAGCGATAATTTCATCGTCTTGAGCTCTTCCTAATGCGTAAGCAGCAGCAGAAGCATAAGCCGATGTTGGATCGATTAGAGTACGAATTTTGTCTTGATTATCGATCAAGTCTGCATACTCATAATCAACAAGACTAACTCTTCTTCTTGCATGTGGTGTATCCATCTGTGGAGTGTCAGCATGTCTTGTAGTTCTTTTAACTGCAAGAGCACTTCCGACTTGGTCGAAAAATGCGTTTTTGCCAACAACAGTTTCAACATCAACAGCAGATCTCAAAAGTGAGCCTTTTTGTTGTGATAGCATTTGTACATTGTTTGAATACTGCTGTACAAAAGCTGTAGTAATTTGATTAGACATATTTTCTAATCTCCTTATGTTGTTATGGTTGATTTAATCGATTTGGTTATCTCCAAGAGGAGGTCGCATCTGTAAATTTTAAGACTTCACTTTGTCTTTTTTCTTGGCGGTCTTTTCAGATTGTCGCTTTGAAACTTTAGTAACCCAGTCAAAATAATTTTCAGCTATTGGCAGAGGATCTCTACGATCATTCTCTGGACCAAATTCAGTTGCTAGTCTTAAACATTCAAGTCTAACTTCTGTGTCTGTTATTATTTCGCCTGGCTCAAATTTTTCATTAGCCATTTAACATCTCTCTCAACTTCAAGACTTCTTGAACTGCTTTGTTATGATTTGGATGTGTCTTAATCCAATAAGCAGAGCCTTCTTGAGTTAGTTCGTTAATTTCTTTTTCGATGTCTTTAGCTGTCATATATTCAGATCCATCGCCTTTGATGATTTCATCTTCTGATAATTTGTCAGCTAGGTCAGAAAAAGCTTTTATGACTTTAATATTATCTCCAAGTCTTGAGCCATCTTTAAGATAAGTATTTTCTAAAAAATCTGATCCTAAAGAATTAACTGCAAGCTTTTTAGCCTGGTCAAGTCTTTTACTAAATTGAGGTCCATACTCTTTCTTGAGTTCAGTCTCTGTTTGTAATTGAGCTTGAGCAGCAGCTTCTTCTTGAGATGCAGCATTATTGCTATTCATCTCATTATAAAATTTAATTAAGCTTTCAGCTTGTCTAGGAAGTAATCCTAACTTGTGAGCTTCTTTATTAAATTCTTGAACTTGGTTTTGATCCAACTCCACATCCTTGAGATTATATTTATAATCTTCTGGAGTTTCTGGAGCACCCAGTCTTTTAAATACTTCATGCCAATCCTCTTCGGTTGAATGTTTATTTGGAACTGGAATTTTGTCAGCTCCAACTAACTTTTGTGCATGGAGATAACTTTTTACGAAATCTTCCATGTTGTTAAAATTATCCAAAGCTTTTTCTTCTTTGAAACTTTCAGGAATTAAATCTTTAAAATTTGTTTCCTGGTTTTCTGAAACTAATGTTGCTTCAGTATTATTCTGAACAACATCAGTCGATTGTTCAGATTGCACCTCTGGTGCAGTTGTCTGATTTTCCATATATACCTATTGGTTATTTTGATTTAAGCATTGCTTTGATAAATAGAGAAATTGATCTCTGTCCTTCAAGGAATGCGGTCTCATGACTGTTATCTTTTGAGAAAGTAGTCGAACTCTCATGACATCTTATTGAGATGTCCTCTAAAACTCTTTTGCCTTCGTCTGATCCAAATACAGTTTTGTAATCTTCTCGGAGCTGTTTAATTTTTTTTTCTGCTTCTTTATTGTGATCCATCTTGAACTACTTTTGCTAATGGAGCTGCATTCTTCGCCATTTCAGTTTCAGCCATTTGTTGTTGCATTTCCATTTGTTGAGCTTCTTGTTGAGCTCTTTCTGCTCTAATTTGTTCTACTTCAGCATCTGATTTAATTACTTTTGCTGGTAATCCTAAAATATCAATTATATTTTTAACTAATCCATTCTCATCGATGTAATCCATAACTGGCATTGTTTGAGCAAGTGATCCAAAAATTTCTAATCCTCTCATTAAAGATTGAAGCTCTTGTCCTCTTTGAGCTAATGCCATTGGAGATACAAATTCTATTTTTAATTCTTGTTGCTGAAGAATATCTGGAGATTGCATAAACAAGCCATTTCTTAAAAGAATATTAAATACTCTTGTAATTAATGGAGATAATAATTCTGATTGTAATCTACCTAATACTGGACCAAGTATTCTCATCTTCTCTTCTTGTCTTTGAATTACTTCAGTCGCTGTCATGTTTCTATTTTCAGTTACAACTAACTGATCGATATGAAACATTTTATTAATAGCATCTCTTCTTTGATTTTCATTATTGATAGTAATTGAAGTATTGGCATTAATATTTAGCGGTTCAATCCGATCTCTTGAGCCACTTCGATAATAATTGATGCTGCCTGGAGACATTCTAATTGGTGCTAACATACCATCATCTGGAATAAGTAATGGTGGATCAATTTGTTTTGCAGCAGCTTTCAAACTATTCTCTACCATCTTGTTTAAAACTTTCACATCAGCCAAAGCATTCATTCCAGGACTTCTTCCATACTGTTCAGTTGATGCTTTTAAGTATCTTGGAACAACATAAGGATTTTCTAAAAAGCCACCTAAAGATATTATGTGTCCAGATCCATATTCAAAATAAATACTTTGAAATGGCATATTCTTTTTATCTTTTTTATCTGGATCGTAATCTAATCTTGGTCTTACAACATGAACTAAATCTACATCGTCAAATGGATTTTTGTTTGCAATGTTTTGAATTTCTCTTGATACATTTTCAAATCCAAATTTAGAAACAGCAGCTTGAGCTGGCATTTTAAATCTTCTGTAAATAGTATCGACATATCCTTTTTTATTTTCCTGGATATAAAGTTCTTTAATATGTCTAGCAGAGAAGAGTAGAGTATCTTCTTGATCTTCTTCAATCATTAAGCATGAAGTTCCAAAGGCAATCAAATCATGATAGGCTTCGAAGATTTCCT